CACAAGAAGCAGCAGCTTTCGAGAGAGAAGTATCTGATGCAGCTTCTAAGAAGTATGAGAAGCCAGCAAACGGTATTCTTGTTCCTAACGAAGTCCTAAAAAGAGACTTAAACGTAGGCACAGCAACTGCTGGTGGTAACTTAGTTCCTACAGAGCTTCTTGCTGGATCATTTATAGACATTCTTAGAAAGAGAATGGCTGTGATGGCAACTAATCCAACAATGCTTACTGGATTGTCTGGTAACGTGTCAATACCCAGGATGACATCTACATCGACTGCGTATTTCGTAGGTGAGTCTGGCGCTCCAACAGAAAGTCAGCAAGCGTTTGATCAAGTGAACATGACACCTAAGACAATTGGTGCTTTTGTTGACTACTCTCGTAGATTACTTCTTCAGTCATCTATAGACGTAGAAGCAATGATTAGAGATGATATTGCAAAGGTTATTGCTACAAAGCTAGATAACGCAGCTATCTACGGTTCTGGTAGTTCTAACGAGCCACTAGGTATCAAAGATACAACTGGTGTAGGTACACAGACAATTACCACATTTGGTACTTTCGCTGAGTACATCGGAATGGAGACAGACGTTGCAGCAGCTAATGCTGATGTAGCTAATATGTTCTACCTAATAAATGCTTCTGCTAGAGGTGCTTTAAAGTCAACAGAGAAGGCTACAAACACAGCGCAGTTCGTATTTGAGAACAATGAAATTAATGGCTATCCAGCTATTGTTTCTAACCAGCTTGCAAACAACGATGTACTCTTCGGAGACTTCTCACAGTTTGTAATTGGTATGTGGTCTGGTTTAGATCTAACAGTTGATCCATACGCAAACGCAACAAGCGGTAGTGTAAGAATCATTGCATTACAGGATGTTGACTTTGCTGTTAAGCAACCAACTGCATTCTGCTTCGGAACATAATATGAAGGTTAAATTGCTAAGAGCAACAATGATAGCTGGCACTCCAACGAGTGCTGGCTCTATCGTTGATGTTGAAGAGCAAGCTGGTAGTTATTTAATAGCAGTAGATAAAGCTGAACTAGCTGTTGAGGTTTGTGAAGCTCCTATTGCCAGTAAAGACCCAGTTGTCGAGCCAGAGCTTACCGATAGTGACGAAGTTGACTTTTCTCAAATGACAAAAGCTCAATTAGAAGCATATGGTCGTGAGCTTGGAATTGAACTCGATAAAAGACAAACTAAAACTGATCTAATTGAAAAATTAGAAGAGTTTATTTCTAATCAGGAGGAATCTTAAAATGTCTGTTTTACAGCAAAACTTAGACAAGTTAACAATTACTGCTGGTGTTGCGACTGCTGCTGTTACTTCTACAGCTACATCTAGTGCTATAGATCTTCTTGAATTTGATGGAGATGTATTGCTTATCCTAGATTCTGCTGCTGGTGGTGGTTCTAGTCCAACATTAGACATTAAGTTAACTGAGTCTGACGCTAGTAGTGGTACTTACACAGACCTCTCAGGAGCTACCTTTACACAAGTTACAGGTTCTGCATCAATGCAAACACTTGTAATTAACAAAGATACTTCTAAGCGTTATATCAAGATTGTACAAACAATCGGTGGTTCATCACCAACATTTACTTTTAGCATCAACCTAGTTGGCGTTAAAAAGTATAGCTAAATATAATGCCCTCTTTGTGAGGGCTTTTTCTTATGGCATTTACTGAGGATATAAACACATTTTTCTCGGATTTTTCTGATGAGGTTGTATATGATGGCGTTATTTATAAGGGTATATTTGAACAGCCAGATGAATTAATTGCTGATGGGGTTGTTCTTACTACTGATTATGAGTTAACTGTAAAAACTTCTGATCTAGGAACTTTGGCATTTGATACTGAAATCAAAATAAGTAATGTTAAATATAAAGTAAGAAATGTAAGAAAAATTGATGATGGTACATTGAGTAAAATATCGTTATTAAAGGTTTAATATGGCAACTAAAAGAGAAAGAATATTAGCAGCAATAAAAACAAATCTTGCTAATACTGTTGGAGTAGGAACTAGAATTTATAGGTCTAGAGCCGAGGCATTAACAAGGTCAGAAACTCCAGCAATTATTCTTGAGCCTATAAGTGATACCCCAGCAGAAACACAAAATTTTAATGATAGAATTAATTGGGATTTTAGAATAAGAATATCAGTAGTAGTTAGAGGTTCGATTCCAGATCAAGTCGCAGATCCTACGATTGAAAGTTTACATACAAAAGTTTTAACTGATCCATCAGTTGGAGGATTAGCCTTGGATATAAGACCATCAACAACAAATTTTGAAATTTTAGAGGCAGATCAACCAGCAGGGGTAATATCTTGTGAATTTGATATTGAGTACAGAACTACATATAACAGTTTGACTACATAATTTCCTTGTAATATGAACCCTAACAACCCTGACCGATTATTATGAGTAATGAACACCAAGGTGAAGGTGGAACTTTTCTTCTCGACCCAGAAACAGGAGAGGTTACACTCATCCAACAAACTACTGATCCTGAGACACCAAACGAGGTAAAAACTGATGGCACTGCTGACAAGAAAAAGAGTCATTCTAATCGAAGCCGAAAGCAGCTACGGAACTGATCCAACAATAGTTGCTGCTGATGCTGTTCTGGTAAGAGATCTTACAATAACACCACAATCAAGTGACGTTGTAAGTAGAGAACTTATTAGGCCATATCTAGGAGCATCTGAACAGCTTCTAGCAAACACAAGAGTTGAATGCACATTTGCTGTAGAACTATGCGGATCGGGGACAGCCGGGACAGCGCCTAGGTACGGAGATGCCCTCAAGGCGTGTGGGATGTCAGAGACAATCGTGGCAAATACACGAGTTACTTACGCCCCTGTATCTAGTTCTTTTTCTAGCGTTACTATTCACTACAACATAGATGGCGTAAGACACAAAGTTGTGGGAGCAAGAGGGAGTGTTGAATTGTCAGCAGAGGTCGGGCAAATCCCTGTGCTAAATTTTTCAATGCAGGGCATATATGTAGCTCCTGATGACAGTGCGTTGCCTACTGTTTCTTACGGTGATCAAGATGAGCCTCTGATTTTTAAAAACGGTAATACAACTAGCTTCCAGCTATTGTCATATTCTGGAGCGTTATCATCTGTATCTTTTGATTTAGGTAACGAATTAGTCTATCAAGAGCTTGTTGGAGGAACAAAGCAAGTTCTTCTTGTTGATAGACAAGCATCTGGCTCAGTTACTTTAGAAGCTCCTACTCTCGCACAAAAAGATTTCTTTGCTGCTGCTTTAACTGACACTTCTTTAGGTAATTTACAATTTACTCATGGGACTGCCGCTGGAAATATTGTTCAATTTACATCGACAAAAGTTGACATAGGAGATGTTAACTATGGAGATATTGATGGTATTGCCAGTTTAGAGATTCCGTATACATTAGTGCCTAGTACATCAGGTAATGATGAGTTCTCGCTTATTTACACTTAACATACGTTGACGTAGCCGCTAGAGTGTAGAAGTATATTTATTTCTACACTTTATGGCTTTTGTAAGAAAAAAGAACAAGACATTTAAATGGCCTGTCGTTGTTCGTGAACCAAGTGCTAAAGACGCTGGTGTTTTTGAAGAAAATGAATTTATTGCTATTTTTAAAAGATTAAAAGTTAGCGAGTATCAAAGCGCTGTTGAAGAAAAAACAGAATTTGAAATGATGAAAATGATGCTTGTAGGTTGGGAAGGAATGAAAGAAGAAGATGGTCAAGATATACCCTTCAACAACCAAAACCTTAAAGATATGATGGAAGATGCTTTTTGGTTGAAAGCTGTATCTAGTTCATATACTGAATCACTTACAGATGAAAAAGTAAAAAACTAAAAGAGGCAGTTCTTTATTGGTTAGGATCTGGTAAAGAAGTAATTGATCAAACACATGATGACGCAAAAGCATTTGGTTTAGAACTGCCAAAAGAAAAGAAAAAAAAAGAAGAAGATTTTGAAGTTTTAGAAGATAACTGGGATGCTTTGATGATCTTCTGTAATATGCAGACACAATGGACTACTTCTTTTGGTGGTTTAGTAGGATTAAAGTATGAGATACTTCTTATGCAAGGAGGCTTGTTTGACCTTTACAATATTACAGAAAGGTCTAAAATCTTAGAAGAGATCCAAATCATGGAAGCTACCGCTTTGAAAGAATTAAATAAGGAAAGTAAATAATATGGCAGTAACTGGCGGTAACACAGTTTCAACTTTAAAAGTTGAATTTCAAAAACAAGGTGATGATGCTGTTACGGCTGCTTTTAAAAAGTTAGGAAGAGAGGCTAGAGGTTTAGAGAAGAATTTTAAAACTCTTAGTGATAAAGGGATAAAACAAGTAAGGGCTGGTATGGATAGCCTAAAAAAAGGATCGGGTAATAGTATTCAGTCCATGAGAGCGCAAAGAAATGCTCTGAAAGGCTTGCGTGATATGGCTGATGTTACAGGTCTAGAATTTAAACAACTAACTAAAGATATTGCTTTATTAGATCAAAAGATGAAGCAAGCATCTGCTGGTGGTGGTGCCGGTGGATTAAAAGGTAGGCTAAAAGGATTTGCTAAAGGTGCTGGTGCTATTGCTGCTGGTGGTATCTTCGGAGGGCCAGAAGGTGCTATTGGTGGTGCTATTGGACTTAAAGTTGGTGGGCCTGCTGGTGCGGCTGTTGGTGCGGCAATCGGCGCACAGGTTGGTATGGTTAGGCAACAAATTTCTAGTTTAGCTGAATATTCTGCATCTTTAGCTTTACAAAGAAAGGCATTAAGACTAGTTATTAATGACACTAATAAATATAATCAATCACAAAAGTTCCTACTTACAACCTCTAGAGAATTAGCAATACCACAGGAAGTTATTACAAGACAATTTACATCTCTTACAGCATCTGTTGTTGGTGCTGGTCAATCGGTAGAAGACTCAGAAAGAGTTTTTAGAGCAATTGCTGCTGGTATTAGAGGTACTGGTGGGAACTTGGAAGACATGAAAGCTGCAATGCGAGCTACTAGTCAGGTCTTCTCAAAAGGCAAGGTGTCAGCCGAAGAATTGAGACAACAGTTAGGTGAAAGATTACCTGGTGCTTTTACATTGTTTGCTGATTCTATGAATAAAACCCCAGCACAATTAGATAAGGCATTAGAGCAAGGAAAAGTAACGCTTGACGACTTTATGGGTTTTGCAGATCTTTTATTTGAAAAGTATGGAGAAAATGCAAAAATTCTTGCTCAAGGCCCAGAAGCTGCTGGCGATAGATTAAAAACAGCTACATCAGAATTAAAAGATGCAATAGGTAAGACAATTTTACCTATTGGCGCAGCCTTTCAATCAATGTTTGCTGATATTGCTGCTGGTTTTCGAGAAGGTTCTGGAAGTTTAGACTTATTTACAGGTACTATAAAACTGATTGGTGGGACTGTTTTTGCAACAGTTGCTAGTGTTAGATTTTTAACAAGAACTTTAGTAGATTTAGCAAAAATACTTTTTCATATATCACAATTAGAATTTAAAAAAGCATTTGAAGTGGCTCAAAAAGGTTTAGCTGATACAGCAAAAAATGCAAGAAAAGATTTTAAAGCGATTAATGATATGGGAATGTTTAGCCTTTTTGGAACTTCTGCTAATAACCAAAATCAAGGTCTGCAACCTGACGAAGACGGCATTTTAAGAATATCATCAACAGGAACAAAAACAGAAACAGGATCAGGGTCGGGAGATCGAAATCTTGGTGGTATTCAACAAGGAGCGCAAAAATATTTCAGCACTATAAAAAGTTTTGCAGAAGAAACTGCTGGAGCAGTACAAAATGCATTCAAGGGAATGGAAGATGCTTTGGTTAAGTTTGTAATGACAGGTAAATTAAGTTTTGCTGATTTAACAAGATCTATATTGGCTGATATGGCAAGAATCGCTATCAGACAAGCAATGCTCAATTTAGGTAAAAGTATATTCCCATTCTTAAGAAACGCAGATGGTAATGCATTTGCTGCTAATGGTGTTGTTCCATATCGCAAAGGCGGTGTTGTTAATTCACCAACATATTTTAAATATGGAGGATCGAATCTTGGCATCATGGGAGAAGCCGGCCCGGAGGCGATAATGCCGTTGAAACGTGGTCGTGGTGGCAAGTTAGGAGTTATTGCTCAAGGAGGAGGAGGGGCTAATATAACTGTAAATGTTGATGCTTCTGGAAGTTCAGTAGAGGGTGATGAAAGTGCTGGTCGCCAGCTAGGTGAGGTGATAGCATCAGCGATACAATCTCAACTTATTGAACAAAAAAGACCGGGAGGTATTCTTGCATAATGGCTAATTTTCCAAGTATTGAACCGAGTTTTCCAGTAAGGAAGTTATCAAAACCTAGAACAAGAACTGTTGTTTTTGGTGATTCTTATGAACATAGACTTCTTTTTGGTTTAAATCAAAATCCAAAAATATTTAATTTAACTTGGAAAAATATTTCAGAAACAGACTCAGATACTATTGAGACATTTTTAGATGCTCGTGCTGTAGATTCTGCAAGTTTTACTTATACGCCTCCTAATGAACCAAGTGCTATGCAATTTAAATGTACTGATTGGAGTAAGCAAATACAATTTCCTAATAGAGCAACAATACAAGCAACATTTACTCAAGTCTTTGAACCAGCAACTTAATGGCTACTACTTGGAGCGCTAGTACTGCTTTATCTGTTGGTAACATTATTGCACCAACATCAGCAAATGCAGGGTTGTTTTTTAAAGTTACAGTTGCTGGAACTACTGGATCATCAGAGCCTCCTTGGGCGACTACTATTGGAGAAACTGTATACGATAATAATGTTAGATACGTTTCTTTTAGTGCGACTTTTAGTGACTTACAACCTATAAATCCAAGTGCAATAATTGAATTATTTACTTTACAACTTGATAGTACTTTGCATGGTGCTACAACTGTTTATAGATTTCATGGTGGAAGTAACATGAACGCGAATGGTGAGATTGTATGGGCTGGTAATACATATCTTAGATTCCCAATAGAAGTGTCTGGTTTTGCTTTTCAAAATGGTCAGCTTCCAAGACCAAAACTTGTTGTCAGTAATGCTACTGGTTTGATATCTGCAATACTTTTAACAGTAAATGAAACAACAAGTGGAAACGATTTGACAGGAGCTACAGTTACAAGAATTAGAACTTTAGCTAAGTTTCTGGATGCTGCAAATTTTTCTGGAGGCAGTAATCCATATGGAACTCCTGACCCCACAGCAGAATTTCCAAAAGAAATTTATTCTATAGATCGCAAAGCAACAGAAACTAGAGAGATTGTTGAATTTGAATTAGCTTCAGTTTTAGATCTTGTTGGCATAACTTGTCCAAAACGACAATGTACAAGGGCTGAATTTCCTTCTATAGGAACTTTTGTAGGATGAATTGGAAAGATCGTGCATTGGCTCATGCTAAAGAGCAAGATCCAAAAGAGTCTTGTGGTTTATTATTAAATATTCGTGGAAAAGAAAGATATTATCCTTGTCGTAATTTGTCAATGACAAATCATCAATGCTTTATTCTTGATCCAGAAGATTATGTAAAAGCAGATAATACAGGAGAGATAACAGCTATAGTTCATAGTCATCCTGTGACACCTCCTATACCTAGTCAGGCAGATAAAATAAGTTGTGAGCAAAGTAATTTGCCTTGGTATATTGTTAATCCTAAAACTGAGCAATGGGGTTTTTATAAGCCAGAGGGTTACAAACCTCCAATACTTGGTAGGCCGTGGGTGTGGGGAGTGACTGACTGCTGGAGTTTAGTTGTTGATTGGTATAAGGAAGAAAAAGGAATAAAACTATTAGACTATAAAAGACCAACTACACCAGAAGAATTTTTAGAAAATCCAGTATTTGAAAAGTACTTACCCAGTAGAGGTTTTAGGTTATTAGAACCAAATGAAAAGTTGATAGATGGTGATGTTTTGGCAATGAGTATTTTTGGTCAAGGTTTAAATCATGTAGCGATTTTCTTAAATGGAGATGTTTTGCATCATTTAACCGATAGACTATCTTGTATAGAGCCTTATTCTGAATGGTTACTGAAATGTACAGGAGGTAGGTATCGTTATGCTTCGTAAAGTTAAATTATATGGAGAATTAGCAGAATTTATCGGCCATAAAGAATTTGAGGCATTTGTTGACAATGTTGGAGAAGCTGTTAGTTTTCTAATTCATAATTTTCCAGATTTAGAATCATATATGTCTGCAAAATATTATCAAGTTAAGGTTGGTAATTATAGTATTTCTGAAGAAGAAGTTTGTTATCCAATAGGTACAGAAGATATACATTTTGTTCCTGTTATCTCTGGTTCTGGAGGTGTTGGAAGAATTCTTGGTGGTGCTGCATTAATTGGTTTAGGGCTTGGCCCATTAGGTGCAAAATTTGCTTTTAGTACTGGTATAACTGGTACTTTCATAGGGAAAGCTGCTGTTTTTGCTGGTGGTGCTTTAGTTTTAGGAGGAGTAAGTGAAATGTTATTTCCGATGCCGAGTGAGCAACAATTTAGTTCAGAAGAAGATCCAAGATTATCTTTTAGTTTTTCAGGGGTGCAAAATACTAGCAGGGCCGGAACTCCAGTTCCTATTGTATATGGAGAAATATTCACCGGATCGGTCGTGATCTCTGCTGCAATCGACAATAATCAAATAGAAGCATGACTTACAACGGAAAAATTATACAAGGTTCTGGCGGTGGTGGAGGTAGTAAAACTCCAGATCCACCATATCGCGCTCCAGATTCTTTACATAGTAGAAGTTTTGCTACTATCCAAGACTTGATTTCTGAGGGAGAAATTGAGGGTTTTGCTAGTGCATCGAAAGAAGGACTAACTAAAGGAACAGTTGCATATGACAATGCATCGTTAAAAGATGTATTTCTTGACGACACTCCAATAATGGCTGCTACTGCCAATAGCTCTAGTCCAGCAGCCGGTGATATTAATTTTCAAGATGTAACCTTTAAATCTAAATTTGGGACATCAAACCAAACAGCAATGAGTGGTATACCAGAAGAAAGTAGATCACCTATAGCAGTTGCGGTAATAGTTCAAAATGCGGATGGAACTGAAAGTGGTGGTTTAACTGGAGCCGTTACAAGACAAATCACTAATACAAACGTAGATGCAGTAATTGTTACTCTTACATGGCCTCAACTGCAAAGATTTGAAGATAACGGTGATATAAATGGTGATAGTGTTTCATATAAAATACAGATAGAGCATGACAATGGTGGATATGTTACAAAGATTGAGTCATCTGTAAGTGGTAGAACTGCTGATGCATATGCAAGAGATCATCGCATACAATTAACGGATGGCTATTCGACTGTAAATATAAGAGTGATTAGAGTTACTGCTGACAGTACACAATCAACAGTTCAAAATGCTTTTGAATTTACTAGTTTTCAAGAGGTTATTGATAATCCTTCTACATATCCAAATAGTGCATATCTTGCTTTACGTTTTGATAGTAAACAATTTAATAGGATTCCAAGTAGAAAATATCGTATTCGTGGAATAAAAGTAAGAATACCCGGCGCTGGTGCTGCAAACTCTGGCACTCCTGTTGTTGACAATGATACTGGCAGAATAGTTTATCCCAGTGGTTATATCTTTAATGGAACGATGGGGGCTGCTGTTTATACAAATTGCCCGGCGATGTGTTTACTTGATCTTTTGACTAATACTAGATATGGCTTTGGAGATCATATAACTGATAGTAATTTAGATTTATTTAGTTTTGTAGCTGCTAGTAAATATTCAAATGAGCTTGTTGATGATGGAACAGGTGCTGGTACAACAGAAGCAAGATTTAGCTGTAATGTAAATATTCAAAGTCCTAGTCAAGCTTTTGATGTAATAAATGCTCTTTCTGGTGTTATGAGATGTATGCCAATTTGGTCTGCTGGAAGCGTAACAATATCTCAAGACAAGCCATTAACTCCAAGCTATTTATTCAATTTATCTAATGTAACTGAGCAAGGTTTTAGTTATTCGGGAAGTAGTTTAAAACAAAGGCATTCAATATTTTCTGTAGCTTATTTCAATATGGATTCAAAAGAAGTTGATTTTGAAGTTGTTGGAGATAGCGATAGCGCAGATGATACTACAAGAAGACAAAAATTAGGAACTGCTATTAAAAAAGTTAGTGCATTTGCGTGTACTTCTCGTAATCAAGCAGCTAGGCTTGGAAGGGCAATGATGTTTGCTGAAGAGCTTCAATCAGAAATTATAACTTTTAGTACATCAATAGATGCTGGAGTAGTTGTAAGACCTGGCCAAGTTATTGAAGTTAATGACCCTGTTCGTGCAGGGGTAAGAAGAGGTGGTCGTGTTGTTGCTGCTACAACAGGCACTGTAACTATTGATGCAGAATCCTCTACAAGGCTTACCACAACTGATTCCAATGGAAACATTGATTCAGGGCCGGGTCTGACTAATTCTCCAACGATATCTGTTATTCTTCCTGATGGGACTGTTGAAACAAAATCTATAACTGCTAATTCATCAGGGGTTTTAACATTAAGTTCAACTTTGTCAGCAGTACCAAATGTCAATTCTCCTTATCTCATATCAAGTACTACACTTCAAACACAACAATTTAGAGTTTTACAAGTTGAAGAGAAAAATGCTACAAACTATGCAATTACTGCAATTACATATATAGCAGGCAAATATGATTTTATTGAAAACGGAACTCCGTTACCTTCTAGAACAATTTCATTACTAAATCAGCCTGCTGCACCTCCAAGTGCTTTAACAATATCTGAAAAAACAATCGTTATAAATAATATTGCAAGAAGTAAATTAATTGTAGATTGGCAACCAGTTGAAGGAGTTACACAATATCAAGTCAACTATAAATATAAAGATGGGAACTATGTTTCACAAGTTGTTTTTAGTAGTGACTTTGAGCTTTTAGATACTCCAGTTGGTGAGTACACATTTGAAGTTTTTTCTTATAATGCAGCTTTAAATATATCTGCTAATTCTACGACAAAAACTTTTACCGCTATTGGTAAAACAGCTTTACCTGATAATCCTACTGGTTTAACAATTGAGCCTGTTAATGAAGAGTTTGTGAGACTTAGGTTTAATCAATCCACTGCAATTGACGTTCTTCATGGGGGTCGAGTTTATGTTAGACATACTAATCAAACTGGAGGTTCTGCAACTTTCCAAACAGCCCAAGATGTAATAGAGGCTGTTGCTGGAAGTGCTACTGAAGCAATATGTCCATCTTTAGAAGGAACTTATTTAGTTAAATTTCAAGATGATGGTGGTAGGTTTAGCGCAACAGCAGCAAGAGTTAGCCTTTCTACAGTACAACTTGTAGATTCAATAATTGTTAAAACTGACAGAGAAGATACAGATAGTACTCCATTTAATGGAACAAAAACAAATGTTGTATATGACTCCACTTTAGGAGGATTAAAACTTACTAATCCAGCAACAAATTCTACTGGTACTTATGACTTTGTAGAAACTTTAGATTTAGGAGGTATTTTCTCTCTTCAAATGAAGAGATATTTTCAAGGCGTTGGTTTTTATACTGGAGATCAGTTTGATAATAGAACAGAATTAATCGATACTTGGTTAGATTTTGATGGAAGTATTGCAGAAAATGCAAATGCTAAATTATCTGTAAGAACGACAACCGATACAGGTGGATCGCCTACTTATACTGATTTTAATGATATAGCTAATGGTGCATTTAGAGGAAGACAATTCCAATTTAGAGCTACACTTGAAACAACTGATTCTGCTCAAAATATAAATTTACAACAGCTAGGTTATACAGCAACAATGTCATCAAGAACCGAACAATCTGCTGTGATAGCATCTGGATCAGCAGCAAAGTCAGTTACGTTTACAAACCCATTTTTTGTTGGAACATCTGCACTTGGCAATTTAAACAACTTTTTACCAGCAGTTAGTATTTCTCCACAAAACATGGGTACAGGTGATTACTATGAAATAACAAATGTGTCAGGAACAGGTTTTACAGTTCATTTTAAAAACGCAAGTAATGCTAGTATTGATAGGAACTTTACTTATACCGCTGTTGGTTTTGGTAAAGGGGGTTAACATGGAGAAAAATAGTTATTAACTATGGCTGATGTAACAAATTATACAATCGAAAATGCCTCTGGGGCGAATGTGAGAACTGACCTTAACAATGTTTTTGCTGCAATCCAATCTAGTAATTCTAAATCTACTGATTTGGCTACAAGTCAATGCGTAGCTGGAATGCCTTTTTTAAATACAACAACAAATATATTAAAAATAAGAAATTCAAGTAATAATGCTTTTACAGAAATAGGTAATATTAATACTGCAAATTTAGGTTTGTTGCCGGCTACCGGCGGTACTATGACAGGTGCTTTGTTAGGGCATGATGGTTCTAATGCTGCCGCCCCTGCTTTTTCTTTTGACACAGATACAGATTTAGGATTATTTAGAAATGCTGCCAACGTAATGGGATTTAGTTCTGGTGGTACTGAGCAAATGGTATTTAGTGCTAATGGTATTAGTCTGCGAGGACAAAATGAGATTAGATTTGAAGACTCAAGCGGTGGTCAATATGTTTCCTTAAGATCTCCAGCAACAGTTTCAAGCAGTTTTACTCTTAATTTGCCAACAGCAGATGGAAGTAATGGTCAATTTCTTAAAACAGATGGAAGTGGTAATTTAAGTTTTGGCTCGATAAGTCAAAGCATTACTTTAGGAACAACAGCAATTAGCACCGGCACTCAAGCTACTTCTGTAACAGGCTTAACTAGTGTTACATCAACAGATGTAAACTCAACCACTACAAAAGCAACAACAATAAAAACAAACGCATCAAATAGAGTTGCACCTGTAATTCAAAACTCAAGTGGTACTGAAATCGCAAGGTTATG